TGCAATCCTCAGAGCAAACATTGATGAGTTAAAGTCACGTTATCTTTGATATATAAGATAACCCGTATTTTTTAATCATGGTAAAATTTCTACTCCCACTGGCAATCAAAGTCATCGACGCTGCAGTTGATGCAATCCCCGAAAACATGGATGAAATCATCAAAAGATTTCTGATTGGACTTGCAAAAAAAGCAGTATCGAGAACTGATAACACTGTAGATGATCAATTAGTTGCTGCATTGGAAGCAGCACTCTTTCCCCCAACATCTGAGGAAGGTTGATCCTGAGGAGGGGTAACCCTCCTTTTTTTATAAATATCTTTATAACGCAATCAACACGTATATTAGGAGTTTAACAATGCCTCTCTGGGGAAAAACCGAATCGGACGAATCAAAACCAAAGTGGTTGGACCGTGTGAATAAGAATGGTCTTGCTGAAGATTGCTTTGCGACTGAGCAAGGATGGGTCCTTCGCCACTACAAGGGTACTGACAAGAACACTGCACGTTATTGGGATGAACTCCTGGTAGCAATCGGCGGTCTCGCTGGTGGTACTTCTGCAACAACTCTCCTCGGTGAGGCAGACGTTACTGCTGTATTCTTTGAGCAGGAAGCACTTTCACAAGGCGACACTGGAACCGTTGTTGTTATCTACAACGAGCAAGTTGATGTCACTGGTACTGTAACTCTTGCAGTTACTGGTTCTGTAACTGGTGCTATCACCGCAACATATGCACGTGGAACTGGATCAAACCGTCTTGAGTTTGACTTTACTGTTCCTTCTCAGGCAGAAGTTCTTTCTATTGCTGACCAAACCATCGGTGGTTCTGGTGCTGTTAAGGATAAGGGCACTTCTGTTGATGCTGAAGATGCATTTGCTGGTAAGACCATTGGTGCTGGTGGATCTGGTACTGACCTGACCCTCACTATTTCTTGATAATGTATGAAGTTTACTGAGTTGAACGAGGATAACTACCTCTTTTTTGCTATTAAATATTATGATAATCCTCAAGCAGTAACCAAAGAGGACTTTTATGATGATCTTAAACGGTTTAAATATTTGAAGAGGTTGCTCAAGACATATGTCAAGACGGGCAACCTTAAACTGCATTTGATTTTAAATCATATGATCATCATCTACAATGTATTTGGTGAAGCAGCAACACCTTTGCTGTTCTATAAAATTTCAAATGATTATTGGTCCATATTGAAAAGTTTCATGGTGTATTTGAATAGATATCCCATCTGTTCTACTTTGGATCATATAAAATTAGATAAATATTGTATAGAGCAATTGCAAGATCTATGAAGGTGTTCACTTTAAAAATGAATGGTAGGGTATACACTGAAGAAGTGCCTACGATGAGTGCATCTAGTGGTGCAATCGCTGGTCTTCCTCCTGACGAACCTCCCGTTAGAAAGAGGAAGCGTAAATTTAAAACAGATATTTTTCAAAGGATTAGAAACGCTCGCTTAAAAGAAGAAACCATGGAAGACCAAAACATTATCTCTGAGGCAGACAACCAAAACACAGAAGTGTCGTCTGCTATGCGTATGATTCAAACTAAACGCAAACTTCAGAAGAAACAAGAACGTGAGAAGCGTGCGGCAAACCGCAAGCAAGAGATTGCTGCGTTGTCAAAAGCAAAAGCAAAGGACTACCAGAAGAAAGCGGGAGAGCGTCAAAAGAATGTCGCCAAAGATATTAACAAGGCGTCAGCATCGAGAGATAAGAAAGAAAGTTTTGATTGGCAAGGTGTATTTGCTGAATTGAACGAACAGTTTGCTACACTGTCACAAGAACAGCAGGAGAAGTTTCTGAAGACCTGGTTACAAATGTCTGAAGAGAACCAGGACAAATTTGCAAACATGATTTCTGAGAATTTTGAGAGAGCATCCTCGTTTGTTGAGACACTCTGATGGCATTTGGTTTCGGCAAACTTGCCGTACTAGAATCTAAACTAAGCATTTATGAGGATCTTTCTAAAGAGATGCTTGATAAACTTGAGAAGGCAGTAGGTACTATTTCTGAGAATAGTAATAAAATTGCTATTATTCTAGAACGACATGAGAATCGTCTGGATGAGAGTGAACGTGCTGATCAATTAATCCTCAAGATGCTTGAGGAGATGAAAGAGCGTCATGAAAAAGATACAGAAACTATTCATACCAGAATTACTTCTCTTCAAAAGAAAGTAGACACCAATGCTAAGTTTGTAATTGGTGCTGGTGC